GCCCGGTGAGCAGCCGAAGCCGGAGCATCCGATCTACCTGCCGCCCTACGTCGACAACTCGCTGCCAGGGCCGCAGCCGCGCCCGGAGCACCCCATCGTGCTCCCGCCGGATCTGATCGAGGGCGTCCCGCCGGAGAAGCTCGAGAAGATCAAGGAGTTCCTGCTCGGGAACCTGCCGCCTTACGAGGGGGCACCGGAGTACCCGGCCCCGACGGGCGGCAAGCAGATCGCCGTGCAGGTCTTCGCCCAGGGCCAGGAGGGCGACTGGTCGAACACGGCAGTGATGCCGAACGACGGCCTCGCCGTGCTCTCCTACCCGAAGGACTTCAAGGGCGAGAGCTACGTCGAGGTGCGCGGCCTCGACGGCTCGCTGGTCGACTCGGGGACGATCACCGTCAAGTAGTAGAGGAGTGAGGCCCGCCGCCCGCGGGGTTGGTTCGCCGTTGAACGAGCCAGCTTGTCACCCACGCGCCCGGGGGCGGGCCTCACCTCTCTTGTCAGCTGCCTGCGGCCTGCTTCTTACGGAGCTTCGCGGAGCGCCGCTTCTCGCAGCCTTCACCCGGCCAGCAGTAGCGGTTGCGGGTGTGGCTCGAGTAGATGCAGCGGTCCGCCTTGAGCCTGCGGTTGCAGATCGCGCAGTGGTAGCTCCGCGTCACGACGTCTTCTCCAGTCCGCGCAGGTAGCTCGGCGGCATGTCGAGCGCGAGCGCGATGGACTTCTTCGTCGCGCCCTGGTTGTAGGCCAGCTGCACGATGTCGTAGGCGCACTCCTTCATGTGATCCATGACGCGCCCCATCGAGCGGACGGCGTCGAGACCGTCACGCGCCTCCCACGCTTCGAGCGTGTTGTGGAGCATCCGCTGGGCGGTCTCCAGCCTCTCTTGCGTGTCCATCTATTCCTCCTATCGGTTGACCGGTGCACCGGAATGTGCAGACACATTTTACCGCGCCATTCCGTGTGTTCTCACGCAGGGCAACGGTAATGCCAAAGAAACCCCTGGAGATCTTTCCGTCTCATATTCGAGATCGGCTTGGATACGGGGCCGATATCTGAACACGAACTTAACATTGCGTCTGGACTGACAACAGGCGCATGAGCGCTGCGGCTCCCCGGAGGGGTGCTTCCCGCCCTGCCTCGGGCTGAGGGAGGCCAGAGGCCGAAGGGGGGCCGCAGGGCTGTCCGTGCAAGCGAGCAGGAGGTACGCCCGTGAGGGTGGTTCTCGCCGTCGCTGCGGTGGCACTCGTCGCCGTACCAAGCACCACAGCTGGGTCTCAGCAGGCGCAGCTGCGCAAGTCAGAACAGGTCGTCAGGTTCTTCACTGGCGACAAGCACGGCTGGATGATCGCCCCTCGGCAGGAGCGCTGCAGGTCGGTGCCCTGGGAGGGGACGTGCTGGATCGCAAGACAGAAACTCTCTTTCCATTCGGAGCGGGTCGAACGCCTGCGCAGGGTCATCTGGCGCACGCTCCCCCCGACGAACGACTGGCGTACCTCGGTGCGCCTGAGCCAGCGGATCTATCCCGGCACCGACAGCTGGCTGCTGTTCATCTCCAACCGCGAAGGTGGCTGGGGGCCGTTCGTGATGAACCACCAGGGGTCAGGCGCAGGTGGCTGGCTCCAGTTCATGGCGAGCACCTTCTACGCCTACGTCGATGACGCCCGCCGTGACGTTGCCCGCCGCGGCTTCGTCGTTCCGGCCGGTGTCTGGAGATGGACACATCCGCTGGGGCAGGCCCTGACCGGCGCGTACATGCGCTTCACCGGACGGGACGGCTGCCACTGGTGCCTGTGATCTGAGGAGGTTCCTCATTGGGTGTTGTCGAGGTCGGGCAGGACCGGCTCGAGATCCTGCGTGCGGAGCTAGCTCGCCGCGTGGCAGAGCGAGACGCAGCGCTCGCTCATCCGGCCGGTCTGCTCGACCACGTCAAGTGCATCGACGCGAAGACGGGGGAGCGCTTCGAGTTCCAGCTGCTCGACCCGGAGGCGGGCTGGTACTGGCAGCGCGGCGTGCTCGACACCTGGATGGAGCACCCGCTCAACCTCGTCTTGAAGGCGAGGCAGATCGGGATCACCTGGCTCGGTGCGGGCTACGCGCTCTGGAAGCTGATGACGATGCCCGGGACGCGGGCGCTGATCGTCTCGATCAACGAGGACGAGGCGATCAAGGTCGTCAACCGGCTGTTCGACATGTACCGCTCGCTGCCGCAGCACTTGCGCTTCGACACGCAGATCACCAAGCCAGCGAGGGAGGGCGTCAGGCCGACGACGCTGATCGAGTTCACCTTCCCTGACGGGAGGATCTCGAGCGCGGTCGGTCTCCCATCGACGCGCAGGGCGGGTCACGGCGAGACGGCCACGCTGGTGCTGCTCGATGAGTACGCCCGCCATGAGTACGCCCGCGAGTCGTGGAAGGCGACCTTCGCCACAGCCGACAACGGCGGGCAGGTGCTCGTCATCTCGACCGCCAACGGGATCTCGAACGAGCAGACGGGCGAGGGCAACTTCTTCCACCACCTCTACGTCAACGCCGAGAACTACGGGATCGACGTCCAGTTCCTGCCCTGGTCTCTGCACCCCAACCGCGACGAGGCCTGGTACGAGCGCAACGCCCGGGCGCTGCCGCCGACCGACCGCGCAGAGCAGTTCCCGCGCACCCCCGACGACGCCTTCATCAACACGGGCGAGTGCTGGTTCGACCTCGAGGCGCTGGCCTGGTACTCGCAGGAGGCGGTGCTCGAGCCGGAGTACCGGATGCGCTTCATCGTTGATGAGACTGGCAACAAGGCGACGATCCACAAGACGGCGCAAGCCCCGATCCGCATCTACGCCAAGCCGGAGGCGGGCAAGGAGTACGCCATCGGCGCGGACGTCGCCACGGGGCGGGGAGTCGACTACAGCTGCGCCTATGTGATCGACCTCTCGACGCAAGCAATTTGCGCGGAATATCACGCCAAGTCGGACGCTGACGAGTTCGCGGAGCAGCTGCACTTCCTCGGCCGCTGGTACGGCAACGCCCGCCTCGCGGTCGAGATGGGCGGTGGCTACGGCGAGCCGGTGATCATCTCGCTGCGCGACGGGCGCAAGGGCCGACCGCACTACCCAAAGCTCCACCGGCACACGATCCAGGACCGGCCGGACGCTCGGCTGCTCTCGAACTACGGCTTCCCGATCAACTCGAAGACCCGGCCGCTGATCATCAACGGCCTCGAGCAGGCGATCCGCGAGCGCACCGTCCCGGCGCTCCCCCGCGAACTGATCATGGAGGGGCGCACCTTCATCCGGCGCAAGCAGCTGCCCTCGCCCGCAGCGGCCGACGGCTGTAACGACGACCGCGTCTTCGCCTGCGGCCTCGCGCTCGAGCTTTACCGCCAGTACGGGCACCACGCCCTGCGTGTGCGGCCCCCGCGACGGAAGACGAAGCCGCACGCCTACCCCTGGCAGAGAAGGAGAGTCGCATGAGCATGATGGAACTGCAGTCGGCGCTCGGCGGTGGTCCGCCGGGTGGTGGCCCGCCGGAGATCATGGCCGGAGGCCCGCCGCCTCCAGAAGCAGAGGAAGCGGGGGGCACCTCCATCGACGCGCTCGATGACGCCGAGGAGGCGCTGCAGCGGTTCATCCAGCTGGACGAGGACGAGCCTGACCGGGCGAAGGCGTCGCAGGCCCTGAAGATCGTGCTCGACCTCAAGGCCACCAACCAGAAGTCGAACGAGTCTGGTGACCTCAAGAGCTTGCGCCGCACGCTCGGCGCAGGTGGGGCGCAGGGACCCCCGTTCGGTGGCTGAGAAGGATCCCTACGACCTCACCGAGGTCGACTCCGCGAAGGAGCTAGTCGTCAAGGCGGTCGAGGACTGCGAGAAGCGGTACCACAACGCCTTCGTGGAGAAGGTCGAGCGCCGCTACCGGGCCTACCGGGCGCTGGTTGAGCCGAAGGAAGGCAGCGGCGGCAAGGACTCGACCTACCGCGAGGACGAGGACTGGCACTCGAACGTGACGACCCCGTATGTGCTCCAGAACATCGAGGGGATGATCGCCACGATGCTGGAGCCGAAGCCGAAGTTCGACGTCAAGCCGCGGCCGACGCCCGAAGAGCGGCTGGACGAGATCATCGCCCGCACCAAGCGCACCTCGGCGCTCGAGGACATCCTCGGCTACGCGCTCGAGCGGGACGACTTCTCGATGAAGCAGCGCCCCTACATGCAGCAGGACCTGATCGCCGGGATGACGGTGATGAAGACCTACTGGCACACGGAGCGCCGCGACGTCACCCGCCTGGTCAACGAGCCGGTCGAGATCCTCGACGTGTACGGGAACACCATCGACTCCATCGACTCCGTCGCGGAGCGCACCTCCAAGAACGTGCTCGTCCGTGACGACGCCTGCTCCGAGGTCTGGGACGTGCGGGACTTCTTCTGGCCCGCGCAGTCCCCCTCGGTCGAGAAGGCCGAGTACATCATCTTCCGCTCCTGGGAGAGCTACCCCTCCTGCCAGCGTAAGGGCGAGGCTGGCTACTGGAAGAACGTCTCGAAGCTGAAGGAGACGACGCCGGTCAAGCAGCCCTCCTACCACGCCTCCGACCGGGAGATGCGGTTGCGCAACATCGACCGCACCAAGGACTTGGTCGAGGTGCTCGAGTACTGGACGCCGGAGCGCGTTATCACCGTCGGCAACCGCGAGGTGGTGCTCTCGGATCGCAAGAACCCGTTCTGGCACGGGCGGATCCCGGCCATCGTCTGTAGCTCGGTGCCGGACGCCTTCCAGATCCCGGGGATCTCCGTGGTCGAGGCGCTGGCGCAGCTGCAGGAGATGCTGTGGACGCTGCAGAACCAGCGGCTCGACGTCCTGCGCATGGTCTC